CAAATGATTATCCTGCTGATTTTAATTGGTCTATTCATTCTAGATTAAACGAAAAACTTACAGAACTTAGAGTACAGAACGATTGTGCTAGAACTCAAATAGTTCAATTTCACAATAGCGGAAACTTTCTTGATGGTATTTCCATGAAGAAGATGTCTCTTACACACGAATCATTAGCAAATGGTACTTCCTCTGAGATGGAAACTAAGAAAGACCTTCTTCTTTCGTTATGTGTCGAGGGTTTGAATCTTCTTAAATTAGACAGTGCTGAGTTATATGTGGTAGACCAACTAGAAGATTCGTGGTGTAAGAAGTTTATGCAAGCAAGTAATGTTATTTCCTTTTCCTTTCTTCCGATAAGAAATAGAAAAGAAATTTCTGGTTATGTCATGTGTCAGTGGTGCAGTTGGAGTAAAACTGACAACATAGAGGAAAGTGAGATGTCAATCTTCTTGGAAAGTGCAAGAGATTCAATAGAATTTACAATGGAACAACAAATAGGCAAAACAAATTAAAAGGACGATATTTTAGGCATATATAAGATATGATAGAAGGTAAAAGATATGTCGATATAGATTTTGATTTTCAGGCACATCCTGTGTCTGGAGATTTGGTAATTAAGAAGAACGAGGAAGCAATTAAGAAATCTGTGAAATCGTTGATTCTTACCAATAAGTATGAAAGACCATTTCAACCTTCGATTAATGGAAGGGTGAGACAATTATTATTTGAAAACATGACACCTGTTACGGGTGTTAACTTAAGGTCAAATATTGAAGATGTGTTGCAACAACACGAACCCAGAATTGATGTATTAGCAGTCGATGTGATGCAAAATGAAGATATGAATTCTCTGGAGGTAACAATAGAATTTGCTATTAAAAACCAACCAGATGTAGTAACACTAACCACAGTATTAGAGAGAAACCGATAATGTCAACAGGTGGAAATTTACCAGTAACAGAATTAGACTTCT